CGCTTATAACATAAAAGTCCTCGTCGCTGAAATTCATCCACTTAATAAATCCCATCGCCACCTTCTGTTCCTTAGAATTTTGGTTGACAGGATGATCTAAATCAATAACCTTAGTTTTAGCAGGATGCTGAATGAATATCAGATCTGTTTTAGTCTCAGGATCTTCTGTAACAATTATCTCACCCAATACTTCATCCCCATGAGAGAGTTTACATACTCCATAGAATTGTTCGTCGTGTCGAATGTAGTTAATCATTGAGTTTGATCTCCTTTATTTCGTAATTGAAAGATTCCTCATTGTATATCTTAATTCGTTCATCAAGATGTCTTATAGTATAGTTCTTTTTTGATCCACGAGCACAGTTGTCTGCTATATCATATAGCATTGCTTGTGCTTTGTTATCACCCTTACGAAGGACACGTCCAATAGATTGAAGGTTGCGAACCCTTGACTTAGATGGACTTGCGAAAATTACATTATGTAAGTTCCTAATATTGATACCAGTAGAGAAAGTCCCATAAGAAGCAAGAATGATTGCGTTCTTTTCTTTCTCGCAAACCGAGCGTGCCTCCTCCCTGTCATATGCATCAATACCACCGTGTATAAAGAACGTCTTACGACCATCCTTTACTTTACTATTTAGCATTTCGTTCAAGGGGATACCATGTTTCTCGACGTAATTGAAGAGAACCAAGGTGTTACCTGGCAAGTCGAGTGCTAGGTTAGTGATCAAGGTGTTGCGTCTATGGTTCTGTACTATCCAATCCATTTCCTGTTGATAGTCCTCAAATGGTACGAAACCGTGCTTCAACACTAGGATCTTGACATATAAAGGTGCAAGATGACCCTTCTTCATGAGGTCAACTGTCTGTGTTACTCTGTCGCATTTACCGAACAAACCCTCTAACACTAACTGATGAGTTTGCATGCCATCTAGTGTCCCTGTCAGTCCCACTCTATGTTTTGCGTCATGACACTTGGTGAGGATACCCGACAATGACTTTGCTTTATATAAGTGTGCTTCGTCTCCTATAACTACATCAAACTTCTTAAAAAACTTTCGGGGTTCCTTGTATATACTCTGCCATGTAGATATAACAACTGGTTTGTCTGTAAATTTCTCTGCTCCCGCTGAGATTCTATGACAGTATCCACGAGGATTCCATCCATACTCTTTAAAGTCTTTATATAACTGCTCTACTAACGATACTGTTGGAACGATAATTAATATCTCTCTATCAAAATGCAGATGCCATCTTACTATTGAGTATATTATCAGGGATTTTCCTGATCCCGTCGGGGAAAGTAAAAGTCTGCGATTGTATTTAAGTGCTTGGTAAACTGCTCGTAACTGGTAGTCTCGTGCCTTAAACGGAATTGATAGAGATCTAACAAACCCCGCAATAGCCTCAGGTGATACGAGAAGTTCTGTATCTGTCGGTCTTCCATAGATGTTATTGTCCTGTATCTGATAGTGGTAACCTCTTTCTTCTAGAAAGTCAGTCAGATAATCAAAAAGACCAGCGTATATCTCACCAGTAGCAGGAGAGTATAATCTGATCTTTCCATCCCATTTATATTTCTGATACTGTGGCATGTATTTTGCCCCAGGCACATCAAACTGAAAGTGATCACTTAGTTCTTGGTGAACATGAGGTTCAGCATTCACTTTCAAATAAACTTCATTCTTTTTTGTAATTAATGTAGTCAATAATCTGCATGTTTTCTCAGTTCAAGATAGTTCTTTATTTGGAAACCACGGTTGGAACACTGTTTAAGAATCATCTCCAAATAATTTATAACAGTTTGGAGGTAGTCAATTTTCTGCTTGTTCTTCAACCAATCTTCGTCTGCCCAGATGTATGTGGTCAGGTCACCTTTCAATACCTTATGATTAAAAGGGTTCTTAGCATATACTGCTGCTGGTGCTTTGCCTGCATAGTATTCAAATTTCTCTTTGTACAGCATCTTTCCCTTAGTCTCAGCATCTGATAGCATCAGACGAAAGTGAGACCATATGTTTAGATACTTCTCATGGATAACTGTACATTTAAAGTTCTCAGTGTCGAGGTCGTTCTGGTCAATCTTACAGTCCTCCCTCCACATGTCACGAATTTCATCAAGGTTCATTCTAATTGTGTTCTTACGATACCGTTAGCGTCTTCTATATTATACACAGCATACCTAAACTCTGCTGTTGCAGTAGCATACTCCGTACCATCTATTGTAGCATTAAATTCCAATGCATTCAAGGACACAGGAAATAGATCCTTGAATGTCACAAAGAAATTTGTTTGGAAATTACTGTTAAGCACAGCAAGTGATGCGTCACAACGGATTGCATAGTTTCTTGTTAATGTACGACGCTCTGCAAGACTCTCTCTACCACCCGCAATAGCAGTCAACCAGTTATGTAATATCAAATAGTTCTCTAAATTCTCGTCAACTAGGAACGTTAGATTAAATGGTTCATAGTTAAGTCCAAATGCTTCGTATGGAATTGGACGACCCATACCAGTCTGTTGCTCTACTGTATTTGTAGAAACACCAGGGATATTAGCAGACTGTGCAAAATACGCAGTCTTTGGATATTCATCTATCTGCAACTTAAACCCGATTGGGGATAGAAAGTTTCTATTCTCAATCTGTTTGTTCCACTGACCATAGTCTTGTGGCATTTTCCTACCTATTTTTAGGTATTTATAGTTGTTTGACTACCTCGTCTTTGATAGCATCAACTACGTCTTGAATTATATTTACATCCAGTCCCATGAAAGGTGGGATCAATCCTAAAACTCTGAATAATCCATCAGCAAATAGTGCCATGAATATGAAACCTAGGACCATGCTGATCTGTCCTGCGTTTCTATTGTGTTGATTGATAGCGAACTCAATCATTGCCTCACACTCTTCTCTTGTGAAGGTCTCTTGCTCTTTTTTCAGATATCCTTTTCTATATGCCTTCTTTACAGCAGGATTTGTGGTAACGACTTTACGTTTAGGTTTTAAGTAGTCACTTACTGGTGACTCTTTCATTACTTCTGATAACATGGAAGTTCTCCTATTTAAAGTACAGTATAACAGATGATTGGACTATTGCCAATACTCATCTAAAATATCGAATGTTCTGTTTAGATACTCGTTAGCACCTTTACATTCCCATTCTCCTTTTTCACCGATCTCGCATTTGTAATGTAGTTCTCTTTTAAGTTGCATTAACCTGTTGGTCATTGCTACTTTGTCTAGTCTACCATTCATATTTTTGCTTTCGTTATATACTATTTACAATAAAAAAGGGTCCCGAAGGACCCTGGGATCAGTTATGTGAGGGGACTCACATATAAGATTTACATTAGGTTGTCAACAAGGACTCTTCTGTAATATCTGTTTTTGTTTGGATCTAGATCGCCACCACCTTGTGTGGTTCCTTCTGCGAATGGGTTTGCAACCATTCCGTAACGAGTCTTAAATCCGATTTTTGGTTGGAATGTATCCTGACCAACTGCTCTGACCATTTGTAGAGGTACATATGGGCAGTAGAATAATCCAGCATCGTATGCAGAACTACCCTTGTAACCAGCAACATAGAAGTGTCTGTCACTTACGTTTGCTGAATATGGGTCAACATAAACCTTGATTCTTCCGTTCAATGTACCAGCAAGTGTGGAACTATTGTCATCAGGAAGTAGGTTTGAGTTACCAGCAAGAGCAGGAGTGTAATCTAGGACGCCTGCCATAGAAAGTGCTGATGCTACGTCAGCAGAACATATTAGAATGTTCCCCTTTCCACGACGAGTTTCATGCCCGATTGCGTTCATGTCTCTTTCGATCTGGAATAGAAGTCCCTTGAACTTCTCAACTGACCATCTACCGTTGGAGTCAACGTCTAGGTCAAATATACCAGCAGTTGCGGTGTTATTCTGAGCACCAGGTCTAGCAACCTTATACACAGTTCTAACAACTTCACGGTTGATTTCTGCAAGAACCTCAGTTGACAAGATGTTTGCCAATTCAGATTCAGCGTCTAGTCCGTGAACTGCTTTCAAGTCCTGTGCAAGTTCTAAACTGTACTCTGCTTTTAGCGCACGAGATTTCGCAGTCACTGTGACCTTCTCGATGGAGAAGTTCATTTCAGCGAACTGGTTACCAGAAGCGTCGCCTAATGCTTCTGACTCAGCGGTTGGCATACCACCTGAGAAGGTGTATGTTCCACTGTCGTTAAGTAGACCTGGGTTAGATCCAGACTGTGCTGTTCTACCTAAGTCTGATGCTGCGTTCTCTGCTGAGAACTCTGTGTCTGCTTCGTTAAAGAATGCTTCTGTACCAGCGGTTCTGTTAGTTCCGTAGCGAGATCTCATTGCGAAGATTAGACCAGTAGGACCAGTCATAGGTTGTACACCAGCAATGTCATAAGCGATTAGCTTAGGCATTGATCTTCTTATTAATGAAATCAACACAGGGTCGAAACCAGCAACAGGTCCAGTAGCGGTTGAACTACCACTGAAACCAGCAGTACCAGCACTCATTGTAGGAGCAGCTTCGTTAAGAATGCCTGCTTCCTCTTTGAGGAATGATTCTTGGTTTTCAAGCAAGATTGAAGTAACTGCCTTTCTGTACTTATCAGAGATATTATCTAACTCGGAATGTTCTAGAATAGGTGCCCACTTTTCTTGCAAGTGTTCTGAGTTGAACATTTTGCTTTAAAAAATTAGGGTTGATTGTAATTTAATCACTTTGCCCAGCGGGAAAGTGCGTTGACGTATGCGCCCATAGTGCCTTCTACCTGAGTAGATGCATCAACTTCGACATCCTCTGTGACTGTTGTCGCTTCTGGTTTGCCATTGTTGAAGTATGATTCGCGTATTGTCTTGACCTTCTCGCGGAAGGATTCTTCATTTTCAAACTCAACTGCATCTGTTAGACTAGCGAATTTCTCTTTCTGAGCAACGCTAAGACCATCAGATAGTTCGGTCACTATCCCATTCTTGATATATCCGCCTATCTCTTTTGTAAGAGCGACGTTCTCTTCGATTTGTGAATTGAGTTTCTTCTCCATAGTATCGAGTTGTCCAGTCATTTCGTCGACTAGATCAACTTTCTCTTCGGGAACATCGATGAAGTTCTCGGAGAAAACCTGTTTGAGTCCTGCAAGGACTGACTCTGCCATTTCGGTTTTGATACCGTGCTCAATAGCAAGAGCGTTGTCTTTTGCCCATTTGTTAGTTGCGAATGACAGGTACTCATCTACCTTCTCTGCCAATTCGGTCTTAACAGACTCAATTTCTTCTTCTAAGACTTTTGCATAGTCATCATGCATACGTCCTAGTTCTTCGTTTAAGCGTGAGATCACTGCTGCTTCAAAGATGGTCGCTGCTTTCGCTTTGAACTCTTCGCTTAGATCTTCACCCTCAGTTAGTGCAGCAACATCAGCAGATAGGTCAACTTGGATTGTTTCCTCTTCCTGCTCTTCTTCGATTACCTCTCCCTCTGGTTCATGAGAAGCATGTACATCACCTTTTGTACTAAACTCTGCCTTTTGACCTGATGCATCAGATGGTTTTGTTTGTGGAGGTGTTGCTGTTGGTCCGCCACCAGTCTTCATCTTGTTAGAATCGTCATCTGGTTTAGAGTTAAAAGGTGTTGGTCCACCTAGATCTTGTATACCTTGACCAGGAGTACCAGTCTCAGATTTAGGCATAGGATCGCCAGGTTTAGCATTTTTGGTTACTACACCTTGCTCATCCAGAGTTGTTTCAAGTTTTTCAGACATTACGGTCTCCGTTTTTTCTAACTGTGTTGATAGTTGCTAATTATTATTTATAGTTATAAAGAATTTAAGAATGAATTGAATGCGGAAATCTTCCTTTCTTCAATCTGCGATAGCGCAGCATTGTCAATTCTCTTCTTAATTGCATCGATATCTTGCTCTGCTATTGCGCCACCAGCAAGTACCCACTCTTTACCTTCCATGATGCCATTAACAAAAGCATCAGGTGCTGACGGATCAGCAACAATATCAGCAGCAGTAGCAAGAACAAAGTCCTCTCCTACAACTTTGATACCGTTTTCTTCTTTGATAGACCCTAGTCCGCGTGATGAGACTCCTAATTTAACACCTTCATCAAGAAGTTGTTTAGCAATCTTACCCATTGGGGTCTCTAATAGTCTTGCCTTACCCACAAAGTTATTACCTTCCTGTTTTAGAGAAGTAATAATGTGAGATGCACGATCTAAATTGATGGTTGGACCTTCGGGATGACCCAATTCACCTAGCGCACGACCAGTTTTTATAAACTTTTCGTTGTATGTCGCTGCTTCTCTTGCAAGAGTTTGTATTGGATAACGTCTACCGTTGCGGTTTGTTATCTCTCCTTGCAAGAAAACTCCCTCAATAAAGGTCTGTTTCTTACCGTTCTTACCCTCAGTTATTACAACCTGGGCATCATCAATTTGTTCCGTTATCAGTTTCATCTGTGGGTTCCTCGGTTTGATCAGGTGGAATTGCATCAACAGGTTGCTCTGTGGATTCTGGTCCATCTTCCTGTGGAGCAAACATTGTTTTCCCAACCTCTTTTTTCATATCCTCGATAGAGTCCATGGCAAGAGATTTCATTTGCGTATCTACATAATCAGACAGATCTTTCTGTCCAGCAAATAGCGCATTCACGATGTCATTAGCAGATTGAGAAGGCATAATTTATGTGTGTATGTATACTATTTAGATTTCTCCCTTTTTATAGTCCTTTTCAGACAGTTTGG